GGAGATATAGAAATATCCAAATCTGATTACTCTATACCTGCGGACAACAGATTGAAATTTAAAACACCTACGGTTACAACCACTACATACATACCTGCTAGATCAGTAGCAGGGAATTACATGGTAAACACTACTTCAGAAACAACATACACCGTGTCAACTCTACCCGCTGGAGTTTTGAACGATATGGCTATAGTTACTGACGCATTATCTCCAACATTTCTGACTCCTGTTGCAGGAGGAGGAGGAGGTGCAGTAGTTTGTACAGTTTGGCACAACGGAACAACTTGGGTTTTTAAATAAAAGAATTTTGAAACACCTAATCATATTATTCAGCACAGTAATTTTTGCTCAAAGCAATACGGTTGCTTCTGGTCACGATAATTATACGGTAGGAAGTCAATTAGTCGAGCTGCAGATTCCTGTAGTAAAAAAAGACCCTGTGCTGTCTGTTCCAAAATATGAAATCCCTATCGAGCCGCCAAAGCCGATAGTTGAGAAGAAGAAAAGTCTTTGGCAGAAACTAGTAATATTAATTAAAAATTTGTTCAAATGAACTGGATCAAAAACAACATTTTGCCTTTATTGATTTTCGCTGTAGGTTTCGTGGTAAACAACACCGAAATAGTGGTTGATTTCTTAAAAAAAATAGCTGCGCCCGATTGGACTTTTAAAGCCGTAAACACAATAGGTATGCTTTGGGCTGCTTATTTACTTTTCAACTCTAAATCTGCAAAAATCAAAAAAGAGATTGAAGAGGCTTTACAGACAGAGCCTGAAAAGATTGGAGGAGGTGGCATTAAAAACCCGCCAAACTAAAAATGAAATTTTTTCTAAAAAAGACAATTTACTTACTTCCTATTTTTCTGATGGGGGTAAGTTTTTTGTCTATTTTTTTTGAATTAAATTTTACTCTTTGGGGAAATATAGGAGGTTTTTCTCTAGTAACTGACGTTTTATTTTTTTATATTTTCTATTACGGAAATTATTGTGCTTTAACAAAATCGATACCTATTGCATTGTTTTTTATAAACATATTAAACATTTATGGTTTTTACTTCCCTAAAAATTACAATCCTTGGTATGAAATTGCTGTTTTTTGTGTAATTTTGACAATAGCAATGATTTACGAACTTAATAGACGAATTTTTAAATGAATCCAACACCACAAGAATTTAACTCGGTAATCTCCAACACAGATGCCACTACTATAGGAGTTTTGTTAGCCATAGCACTAGCTTTTGGTTGGGTAATTATTTATTTATTTAAGGTAAATCAAGAGTTGCATAAAAAGTTCATTGAAGAATTAAAAGCCAGTAACGAGGCTTTGATAAAAGTAAACAATTTTCAGAATGATTTTGTGAATAATATGGTCAAACTTGAAAAAAAATAAACTATGTGTTTGCCAAAATCAGATATTGAACTAATTAAACAGCACAGGAAAATTATAAATTCGTTGCTAAAAACATTGATAAAAAATGATAACTCAAAAAGACTTCGAAAACCTATCTACTGAATTCGGTATCGAAATACCAATGGTAAAAGCTTTGGATTTGGTCGAAAGTAATAGCCAAGGGTTTGATACGAAAACTGGTAAAATAAAAATACAGTTTGAGCCACATTGGTTTAAGAAATTATCGAAGTCGATTTCAGGACTTTGGTCTGTAAATAAAGTTGATGTTCAGTCAAAAGAATGGGAAGCGTTTAATGATGCTTTTGACAAAAACCCAACGGTAGCAATGATGTCAACTTCTATCGGAAGAATGCAGGTTATGGGGTTTCATTATGCTAGACTAGGTTTTAAAACCGTTGGAGAAATGTGGGATTTTGCAAAAAAATCTGAACGTAATCAATTGTGGTTAGGTTTGAAGTTTATGACAACAGACCCCGCTCTTTACAAGGATATTCGAAACAAGTATTTCAAAGGAATAGCATACAGGTACAATGGCGTGAATTATTGGATTAAAGGCTATCACATTAAAATCGAAAAGGCTTATAATTTATTCAAAAAACAATGAAAACTTTCATAAAAGAAAATTGGCAATTCCTGATAAGTGTATCATTGGCTTTTATCGTATGCCTTTTGCTTTGCAGTTGCGGTACTCGATCGACCAGCAAAGAATATCACGAAATAACTTCGAAGAACACATTCAATGATAGCTCTTTCATTTTAACTCAAAATGTTCGCTTAAACGATATAGGCGAACTTTTTCCGATTGATAACACGAAGCCTTTTTTTGTTGACGGAAAGCGGTACTTTAATGTTTCTATAAAATTCGATAAATCTAAATTCGAAGATTTAAAATTAGAACAGAAAAATATAGGCACAGTTACTGGTTCATCTGAAATTAAAAGCAATCAAGCCACAGACCGTACAGATAATACGATGCTATGGCTTGGGATGTTTTTGATAATGATGATTTCAATTATCGCTTATTTGGTATTGAAAAAATGGGGATTTGTTTGAGTAAATATAGAGAGAAGTTTCGAGTTGTAGGTAAGTTTAGAGCAACTTGCCTGCCGAAGTTACGCAGGCTATTTTATTACCTTTAAACTATCTAATTTTATAGATTCTATTTTATCTTCCATAGAAAAATTAAAACCTGACGGCTTGTAATTATTTATGTTTTTAAGAAAAATATTTACGCTGTCTTTTGAATAAAAAACACGTTCTTTCTTTTCTTTAACCGTTTGTGCGTGATAAACAGCACAAGAAATCATTGATCTGTTTTGTGTTCCAAATTCAGATATTCTATTTGCATCTGGGCAAGGAGCTGATTGTATAGAAACAACAATCCAACTGATAATATATTTATACATAATTCGTGATTTAAAAAACCCACCTACAGCAATATATTGTAGCAAGTAAGGCTTTGGTTATTATTGTGATCTTTAAATTGCCATTTTACGGTAAAATTTACTTGCACAATCATATTTTAAAATATTGATTAATAGTTATTTAAGATATGGCGTTATAGCGGTTAGCATGTAGTTAGTATCAAGACTATGTTTACTTTTCAAAGTAATCTTTCCTTATTTTTATAATGCAAATTATTAGCAAAAAGATATAGAATAAACCTACAACATTCATAATTTTATTTTTTATAATTAACATTTGTTTTTTTAATCCGTACAGCTACTAACAGCAGTCTTGAACTACCGCCAAAATCTCGTAACCGCATAGGTGGCAGTACAAGGCTACAAAACGTTAGTGACAACCGCCCACAATCATCGTAAAATGTTCACGACAAACATAAGCTGTTAAGTTATGGCGCATTCTGTCGGGGTCGTCCGATGGAATTTCTTCTCCTAATTTATTGGTTGCATCTTTTCCGCAAACTGAACAAATCTCTCCTTTACAACTTCCAGAAATAAAATAAGGTGCAAATAATTCTAATGCTTTTGGTCTTTTGAAAGTATCAAATCCAATAGTTTTTATTTGTACATTTTGAGGGAAATAAGTATAATAACTTCTTTGAGGTATCCATCCATATTCGTCCATAAGTCCGTTGGCTATGTCAAAATAATTTCCAAAAACTTCTTGTAATATTTCTTTAGGTGGTAACATATAAATAGTTTTTAAATTAATAATAAGTGGTATGCTGATAACATATGATAAGAGCAATTTGCAGACGTTTAGTCCTTCGATTCAGCTTTTGTAGTAGCAAACTGCTCCTATCATCAGCCGTTAGCAGATATAGCTACAAAATCGTTCCTAAACGAAATTAATATCCGCTTCGACTTCTTCATAGATATATTCTAATTCCAATTGGCTTAATAAATCATCCATTTTCATTTTTGAATTACCGCCAGTCACATAATTATCGTAATTGTTTTGTCTATGAAACTCAAATAATTTACTCTTATTTACATCCAAAACAGCCTGTGCTTTTCTTTCTAAAAAAGAACCTTTCTCGTAAAAACTGCTATCTAAAATAATATCTTTCAAAACTTCAATAGTTCTTGAAGTAGGTTTAAAACTGCTATCAAAAGAAACATCGTTTATTACAGTTCCGTTGTCTATTCCATTTTCCATTACAATATACATTTCTCCTTGCATTAATTCGGAAGTGACTGTAAAGTAATGTGTATATTGCAATTGATTGTGTTTTTCTATTGATTCATCAATATAACAGTGAAATTTTTTGTTTACTTTATCCCATTTAGAATCTCCTTTTTCTACAATTTCATTTAGTAAATCTTCGTAGTATTTTGATTCTTGAAATTTTTCTATATTCATCACGTTTAGTTTTAAAAACCCGCTACATCTGCTAACAGCTAGTAAGCAATAGTCGTGCAATAGGCTTGATTTATAAATTTGTTTGTATTTGTTGTGTTTTTGCTAGACCGAAAGTTTAGGTATATTTAGCACGACCATCGCCTACTAGCGGAACGTTAGTGACAACCGCTAGTGTAAAAATAAATATTAGCCACATAATTACTCGGTTATTTTCGTTAGTAGTTGCCTGATTTCTAAATCTGTATCGCTTACAAAAACATTATTGAATGCTATTTTTTTCAACATTTCAAACATTTCTGGAGCTGCTACGATTAGTTTTGCGTTGGCTTGCATTTCTGTTTTTGTCACGCTTGAAAGATCATATCCCCATATATCGCATATCGCTTTACTATAAGATACATTTACACAACATCTTGTTTCTCTAATTTCTAATTCCCACTTCCCTTTCGTTCCTTTAAAATCTTTCATATCAATTATTCTTAACAATTAACGGTTCAACAACTTCAATATCATTGACATCTTGCATTGCGACTATATGAAATGCACTAATCATTCTATTGTTGTCGTGCAAAAACTGATTATTCATTGCTTTCATCCAAAGATAAAATCGTTCTACGTTTGAGATTTGTTTCATTTTGATTTAAGGTATTCGTGAGTAGTTATTTTTGAAACTAAAGTAAGCCTAGATTTTAAAGAAACTAGACGGTGCTTGAATTCTCCGACAACTGCCGAATTATTCAATACCCAAGACACTTTGTCTTGTTCTTTTTTGAATTCTTTTAATCTTTTGATATTGTCTTGCAACAAAATCAGCTCCATTTCAAGCAGTTCTAATTCTTTCATAATTAATCGTTTTTGAATGTTTCGTTGTAGTATGTTTCAGAGCTTGAATACACAGGATATATAACATTTCCTTCGTCCCAAGCATCAATAATCTGCTGTTTTTCTTTTTCGAGATATTCTTCCATTCCAAAAAGCTCTAACCCGTCTTTCTTTAAAACCTCTATCAATTCTTGCATTGCTGTTTTCATAACGTTTCTTTATAGATTTCTAAAAGTTGTTTTGTGGTTTTTCCATTGACTTCTCGAAGAGTTCTTTCTCCGTACCAATTCAAAAAACCAATAGCGAAGTTTTCTGCTATTTCTGCACATTTTTTAGAAGCATCAGGATCGTCTACAAACTCTGAAAACTGCATTTCGTTAAAATATTGCTGTTCTAATTTCATTTCGATTGAGTTTTAAATTGTTTTAAATAATTATCGATTTCGCTTTGCTGAATACGTTTTGTAAATCCAAAAACAACCGTTTTTATTTGCTTTTTGTCAATCAACTTGTATAATGTAGGTCTGCTAATACCTATCATTTCGGCAGCCTTTTGCAAAGATACGCCCCTGTCTATTTCTTTTTCCATTTGATTTGGTTTTAAATTCTTTACAAAGATATACAACTTTTTTACATTTACAAATTTTTACACTTATTTAAAATTAATATAAATAGTTTACAAAATTTGCATATCCAAAAAACATCATTATCTTTGTCGAAACAAAAAATAATAGAAATTATGATGCTAGGCAATTTATCTGTTAAACAGATTGAAGAAAGGTTAGGAATTGAGTTTCCTGAAAATATCAGAGAGTTTATGAAAAATACTCATAATCCAAACGCAAGTAATATTTCAATAGGTAAATGGCATTGTTTCGATTTGCCATTTCATATCGTTTGCGGAGATTTGGAAACAGCTACTAAAATTTACGAATCAGTAAAAGATAGGTCAAAAGAATGTAAAGAAGCTTTACGATTTTCAATAAAATAATAGAAATTATGGAAGAAAATAGAAAACCGAGTAATCCTGACTTATATAAAGGCGCTGTTGGTATGATTGAAGACAGAGTTACGTTAAGAGATTATTTCGCAAATAATGCGATGCAGTCTGTAATTAGAAAGTATAATGGTACCAAATCGGACAGCTATAATCTTGATTCAGAAGACGCGGAAGCTATTGCAGATTATAGCTACGAAATCGCCGATGCAATGCTAAAACAACGTGAATTATGAGCCTAGACACCCACGACTACCACAACCCAGATGCTCCTTGGAATCAAATAGAAGTTGAAGCAGAAATTGAAACAGGTTATAAAGACATGACAGAAGCATACGAAAGCGGAGACGAAGATGTTTTTAAAGAAAAACAAAATGAGTGCCTAGATATGGCGCAAGAAATTTACGATGTTCTAAAATCGCTTGACAGTGGTTTGGTTCGTAAAATGCAAAAATTAATAGATAACTTAAAATAAAATAATTATGGATTTGTCAAAAACAATTATCCCAAAATCAGACCAATTAAATGCAGATGATTTAATATCAGGATCAAAAACTATCAAAATTCGTGAAGTAAAAGCTGGAGCAGACGAAACGCAACCAGTAGCTATTTATTTCTATGGCGACAACAACAAGCCTTTTAAACCTTGCAAGTCTATGCGTAGGGTTTTAGTTCAGTTATGGGGGGCAGATGGGTTGCAATATATAGGGCACAGATTGACAATATATCGTGAAAATAGTGTAAAGTGGTCAGGGGTTGAAGTGGGTGGGATTAGAATTAGCCACGCTTCACATATTGCAGAGCCAACACGTGTTCTTGTTACGATATCAAGAAATAAACGTGTACCTATTACTATTGATATTTTACCATTGGTAGAATTAAAAGATTTGGCAGGCGCAAGAACAGCTATCAAAGATAAAAAAGCAACTCTTTCTGCTATTTTAGAAAAGTACGACTTGACGGCTGAACAATTAAAAACTTTGCAAGATGAAACAGTCTGACCAAATAGGATGCGGATATTGTGATAAAGAAAAAACGTGTAAAATCCGTGACCCTAAAATCAACAAAGCAAAACTAGACTGTAAAGAATTTAAACATTATTCAAAAGATGGAAATAAAAAAATTTAAATGCAGAGCGTCAAAGATTGGTATCTTAATGACTAATCATTCTGGAAAATCGTATAAAGAACAGTATGATGATGCCTTGTCGAAAAAAGAATCTTTAAACATCAGGCTGTCTGAATTCAAAAACAAAGAATGTAAAACAGCTTTGCAAATTGTTAACGAAAAATTACCAGAAACGGATAAAGAAATCGAAAGATTAAAGCCTTTGATTGACGAAGTAATATTAAGCGAAAGCACAAAATCATACTGCAAAGAATGGCTTATTTCTGAAATCACAGGAAAACAAAAAGACATTCGATCAAAATATCTTTCACGTGGAAAAGCAATGGAAGAAGCCGCGATTAAACGAATTGCTAAACATTACGGCTGTGAACTGGTAAAAAACGAAATTCAGTTAGAAAATGAATATTTCACAGGAATGTTTGATACAAAAAATACCGATACGGTTATTGATGCTAAAGTTCCATTTGATTGCTTTACTTTTCCTTTTTTTGTATCAATAATTGACCCTGATTACTACGGACAACTACAAGGATATATGAACTTGACAGGGTTAAAAAAAGGTAGTCTTTGCTATTGTTTAGAAAATGGTAGCGAAGAACAAATAGACAAATTATATTGGCAAATAGCCAAAGATTTAGGAAAAGATGAGCCAGATATTGAAGAGTGGGATTTAGCAGAAAATCAATTAAACTACGATAATTTGTCGGATGAATTACGTATAAAAACTTTTGAGTTTGGATATGATGAAGATTATATTAATAGGGCTGAACAAATGGTTTTAGCTTGTAGAAAGTACATTAAAGAAGAATTATTAACACAAATTAAATTTTAAAAATGTCAAAAATCACAATTACATTAGACGCAACTAAATTGAGAAATTTAGTAACAAAAAGAGAGTTCGATGCAAAAGACGGAACTAAAATGCAAGTTCAAGAAGTTAGATTTGAATTAGTAGAAATAAAAGAACCTAAAATAATTCACGAAGGTAGCGGTTACAAATTGCAAAAATCACATTTCGCAAGCGTAATTCAAACCAAAGAAGAACGAGAAGCAAAAGCCGAAACAATTTTCATTGGCGAAGGAATTACTACTTTGTGGGACAAAAAAGAAGAGGTTTTTAATGCTGTTCCTGTTTCAGAAAGTCAAGAAGAACCTGATGATTTACCATTCTGACAATACCCAGCATTCCGACTATTAGTAGAAACATTTGACTTAAACCCTCTTAATTGAGGGTTTGTTTATTTAGACTAAATATAAACTAATACCAAAAGTATTATTTATCCAAATGTTATTCTTATATTTGTATAACAAAATCAAACAAATAGGAATTATGAAAGTAGCAGCAAACAATATCGAATTAAACAAATGCAAAGAAGTAATGAAATCTTTAATGGTTTTAATAAAAGATTCAAAAACGAATATTGAAGATAAAAAACAATATTATTCTGAATATCTTCAATTATCTGCTAACTCACTAATAATGTCAAGATAATGAAAATAGAATTCACAGCAGTTACTCGATTAGATGAAAAGATAACGAGTAACTGCATTATTCAAAGGCAAATAGCAGATGAATTAGTCATTTATTTAGGTATAAAAAAAGGGCATTGGGTATTAATAAAAAACGAAACTTTAAAAATCAAAACACCATGAAAACACTTAACAAAATTTACGACACAATTTCTTTTTTATTATTCGGTGGGAGATCAACTGGGATTAATTGTTAATTATGACTAAAACAGACATACTCCGACTACTGATCGGAAAACGGACACAAAAAGAATTTGCTAAAATTCACGGCAAAGGAGAGAACCAAGTTAGCCAATGGTTACTAGAGAAAAAAAATATTTCTTATAGCACATTGCAGGAAATAGCAAAAGCAGAGGGGTATTTATTAACGATTGAATTTGAATTAGAGAAATTATGACAAAAGAAGAGAAAATACAGGAAGAATGGGGAGAAGATTTTAATAAAATTATTAATTCCGACGGATGGATGCTGTACGATAATCAATCCGATATTAGAGATTTAGTAAAGAATTCTAAATTTGACTTCAAAAAGAACGAAGTGAGTAGGAATGTTTTTTTTAGACCAAAATCCCTCCAAGGAATCGAAAATAACAACGGCTGGATTAAAATTGAAAGCGAAGAGGATTTGCCGAAAGAAAATTGTGATGTTTGGTGCATTATAAAAAATAGTGATGTACATTATAGAAGATTTCAAGTCAATATGTCAAGATGGTGGACAGAATATATAAAATACTACCAACCAATACAAAAACCAAAACCACCTTTATACTAGAAATTATGAAATTAGAATTAAAACATTTAGCAGGGTATTTGCCTTATGGGTTGGAAGTTGCGATAATGGGAGAGTTAAAAGAGCCAGATAGTCACGAACCAATAATATTTGAATTAGTTGGATTAGATACTAATTACGTGGAATATCACGAAATAGGCAGAAGCGTGACTGAACAGGCTGTGTTTAGCGATTGTTTTCCGATCCTACGCCCACTTTCAGACCTTACAAAAGAGATTGAGGTTAATGGAGAAAAGTTTGTGCCGATTGTCGAATTGGCTTTTACAAGTAATTTATCTATGTATCAATTTATTGATGGCTTATTTTACTCTAATAATTATGGTAAATATTTAAAAATAAAAGAAATGCCTTATGTTGTAATCGAAAAACTCTACGAATGGCACTTCGACATTCACGGACTAATCGAAAAAAGTTTGGCAATCGACAAAAAAACTTTATTATGAAAACACTAAAAGACCTCGCACTTGCATTCCTTTTATGGATTGCACTACTAACATGCACTTGCGCACTTTCGCAAATCCACGTCAAAGACAATCAATCATTTCATATCGGCATCGGAAACGATGGAGTTGAAATTGAAACATCGAGAAACCTCTATATCCGTGGAGGAGTTGGAATTGATAAAGCGGTTGCTGGAGTTGGATTGAATATTTCTGATAGTTACGACGACAACTGGGTAAATCATTTTGGAATTCGATTAGGAAAACTTCACGGAGAACCTACTGGGGTATTTGGTTTGGAATACGGAGTTGACAAAAAATTAACTGAAAATCTGTTTGTTGGAGGTCGTGTTTATAATGATTGGGTAGCAAAAAACACAGGTACGCAGTCAAGAGTTGGCTGGGGAATTAGATTAGGGTTTGTGTTATGAAATCTATAAATCAAATAGCTAGAGAGTGCGGTATAGTTTGGCAACGGGTTAGAGAAGTTGTGCGTAAAGAGGGAATTCTACCCGCTAAAACAATAGGTAGAAAGCAGTTTTATAACGAATATCAAGAAGATTACATACATAGTATTTTGTATTTTTCTCTGATGACTACAGAAATAACAATTGAATCAAAAATGAATAAATTATGACAGATAAAGAATTAAAAGATTTAGGATTCAAAGATAATTCATTTTTCGATGATGGAATTAGATTTACTGAATTTGAATTAATAACTAAAAAGTTTAAAATTGAAATAACAGGAATTAACAGAGTTGAAATTAAATTCCCAGACACTGGATGGGTAGATGTTCCAAACTGCAAAACAATAGAAGATTTAAAACAACTTATAAAATTATTTTTATGACAACCCCCGAAATATTCCAAAAACACAATCAACAGCTAAAAAGTAAATTGATTCCAGAAAAAACAGAACCGATATATTGTAATTCGGTTATTAATCCTAGTAATGAACTTAAAAATTAAAATTATGAAAACAACAGTAAAAACAACAATTAAAGGAAGTGAGAACCTTTTTGTGACTCAAAGTGCAGATGCAATTTATGACGCATTAGCGGACAAGCACTCATTTATTAAATTAACTTTAATTGCTCACGATGGCAAGAAAACCCACATTGGAATTAAAAAAACTTCAATTAAAATGTTTAAAGAATGAAAGATTTAATCGAACGCATCAAATCAATTCATATAGAATTAAAAGATTTGAAAAAAGAGCGAAATAAAATTCAAAAACAAATCGATAGCAAAGAAGGTGTTTTGGAAGAGTTAGAAAAATTGACTGTTAATCAATTAGATTTGTTTAAGGAATGAAAATACATTGTACAGATTGCACGCATTTCAAAGATGGAGTGTGTGCTAAAAATTCAAAGAACGGTTATTTTAATTGCAAGAAATTCAAAAGCATCCCGATTGATGTCCTGACCAAAGAATATAAATCATTACTGGTTTCAAAATCAAATCCAGAACGATTAAAATTTCTGAAAGACAAACTAGAATCATTTAATGGAGGGATAATTTAATGCAAATCGATAAAGAAAAAGCGAGGGAAATTAAAAAGAAAATTGATTATATACATTGGGGGGTTGAATAAATTAGTACATTTGTAATAACAAAATAAGCCAGTTTAATTATTGGCTTTTGTTTTAATTAAAAACTAAACATTGTAAAATGGCAAAAGAAATTAGAAAAGACCTTTATACTCAAAGTAATTACGCTAAAAAAATAGGCGTAACACGGGCTAGGGTTAACCAAATGGTTAAGGCTGGAGAACTGAAAACGGTTTCAGTAAATGGTGGTATTTTAATAAAAATAGCTTAATTTTTTTAGCTAAAAACACTTAACAAAGTTAACATAAATGGATAAATCATTTTTAAAAAGACTTATAGATTCTAACTTATCTATCATACCAGTATCATTAGATAAAAGGCCTTTTGGGGCTTGGAAAAAATGGCAAACCGAGGCCAGAACAAAAGAGGACATTGACAAACTTGAAAGCCCACTTTATGGTATCGTAACTGGATATAATAATGTTGAGGTTATCGATGTTGATTTGAAAGTTTTCGCAACGCTACAAGAACAAAACGACTTCTGGAGCGAATTTTTATCTTTCCTAAAAGATAATATTGATGATTTTGATAAGAAATTTGTAATTTATAAAACAAAAAACCAAGGGTATCACATTTTATACAAGTGCGAAACTATCTCAGGAAATACAAAAATAGCAAACTTAAAAGGAATTAAAGAGGCCGTAATAGAATCCAGAGGTATAGGCGGGATGGTTGTAATTTATGACAATCAAATTTCAAAGTTGGCCTATTCTGAAATTCAAACTATTACGCCACGTGATAGGGATATAGCCTGGGGAATTGCTAAAACCTATAATTATATTGATGAGGCCGTAATCGAAAAACCAAAAGTAAAAGGCCAAGAATTGAACGAGGCCATAATAACACCTTGGGATGACTATAATTCAAAGGTTAGTATTTTTGATTTAATATCAAGTGAATTGAAAATAGTTAGAACATTAAACGATAGGTATATTTTAAAACGTATTGGATCGGAACATCCAATGTCAGGAAGTGTTTTTAAATCAAATGGGTGTATGTATCTTTTTTCTACTGGGACTTCTTGGGAAAACGAAAAACTTTACAGTCCTTTTACAGCATACAGCCGTTATTATCATAAAGATGACCATACAGCGGCCGCAAGTGATTTGTACAAAAAAGGATACGGCACACGGTTTGTCGGTAAAAAAGTTGATGTAGAAAAACGAGAAGTACCTAAAATAAATAAAGACGATTTAGTTTTTCCTATCGATATATTCCCAGAACCAATACAGGCCTATATTTTAGAATGTAAGGATACTTTGGATAGTTCAGTAGATTATATGGGATGTTCTATGCTTTGGTTAATTTCCGTTATTGTTGGTAATTCAATTCAAATTGAAGTAAAAAAAGGGTGGACTGAAACAGCTACTATTTGGTTGGCCGTTGTTGGTAAAGCTGGACTCGGAAAAACACCGAGTATCCACAATATAATTAAGCCTTTGTTAATGGCCAACAATAAGGAAATTAAAAAATACATAAAACAATCTGAAAAATATGAGTATTACGATAAATTATCGGCCAAAGAAAAGAAAGACCACGAAGAAATTCAAAAGCCAACTAAAAGCCAATTTATAGCCAATGATATTACTATTGAGGCTTTAGTAGAACTACACCAAGAAAACCCTAATAGTGTGGGGGTTTTTAAAGATGAGTTGGCAGGATGGTTTAAGGATATGAATAAATATAGAGAGGGTTCAGATTTAGAATTTTGGCTATCTACTTGGAGCGGTAAAGCTATTTCATTGAACCGTAAAACGGCCAAATCCGCTTTTGTAGATAAACCGCTTGTTTCTGTTCTTGGTGGAATACAACCGAGCATATTAAATGCTTTTTATACCGATGACAACAAGGATAATGGATTTATGGATAGGATGCTTTTGTCATACCCTGATTTAGAGATTGAAAAATGGAATGATAAAGAAATGGATTATAATACAATTCAATGGTATCAAGATTCTATAATTTCATTTTACGAAACCATAAAACACAAAGTAGTCCAATATGATGAGGATGGAGATATTAAACCGCAAACGGCCATTATACCACCTGAAAGTAAAAAGGAATGGATTAGGGTATTTAATGAATATACAGCCATTCAAAACTCGGATGCCGAAAATGAATATATGAAATCTATGTTGCCTAAACAAAAATCCTACTTACCAAGGTTCGCTTTATTGATTAATACTATGGATAGTTTTTTTGATGACACACATAAAATGGACGCTCGGTCAATATCTAAAGAATCTATTTTAAAGGCCGAGAAAGTTTCAAAGTATTTTATAGCTATGGCCAAGAAAATTAAAGTTAATTCAGTGGAAACTCACGAAATTAAAACAATAATAACGGCCAATAAAACCAAATCAAACAAAGAGAAGTTTTTAGAATTGTATAAAATTAATCCAGAATTGGATAAAAAAGAAGTGGCCGAAATACTTGGAGTTTCATTACAAATGATATACAAATACGTAAAAGAGGCCAAGTAAATTTTAAACCATTTTAAACTAGGTTTAAAGCTGCGAAGCCTTATAAACACAAGCGATTAAGCCACTTTAAACCAGTTTTTAGTTTAAAGTATAAAAATTAAAAAAAAGTTAGATAATTTTTAAAAAAAATGGTTTTAAACCAAAAAAGTTTAAAATCGGTTTAAAAACCAATGATAGCAAAGGATTACAGCTTTAAACTAGGTTTAAAATTAGTTTAAAAAGTTTAAAAATTAAAACATACAAAAAAACTATGAAATTAAGACAATATCAAATAGAAATATCGGAAAAAGCACACGAAATATTACAGCGTTTGAAAATTGTTTATTTATGTTGTGAGGTTAGAACAGGAAAAACATTAATGGCTTTAGAAACTGCAAAACTTTACGGCGCATTAAATGTTTTATTCTTAACTAAAAAGAAAGCTATTGATTCGATTTTAAAAGATTACAGGGCTTTAAATTATCAGTATGAACTAACTGTTATAAATAACGAAAGCGTTCATAAGATAACAGAAAAATACGATTTGATTATTAGTGACGAACATCATAGAAACGGTGCATTCCCTAAACCAAACAACGCTACTAAAATCATTAAAGAAAAGTTTTCACATTTGCCAATGATTTTTTTAAGTGGAACGCCTACTCCAGAAAGCTACTCTCAAATTTATCATCAGTTTTGGTTATCTAATTACACGCCGTTTAAAGATTATAATAATTTTTATAAATGGGCAAAAGATTACGTTAATGTTAAAAAACGATATTTAGGATATGCAGAAGTAAATGATTATTCAGATGCCTATCAGGAACGCATAAAAAAATTAACTCAAAAATATATGATTACTTTCACACAGGAACAAGCAGGATTTGAAACGAAGGTACACGAAACTATTTTAGAGGTTGAAATGAAACCAATAATTTACAACATTTCAAAAGCTTTGAAAAAAGATAAATTATTTAAGGGTTCTACCGATATGATCTTAGGAGATACAGCTGTTAAACTTATGAGTAAATTACACCAGCTTTATTCAGGAACTTGTATTTTAGAAAGTGGTAATGGGATTGTTTTGGATAATTCTAAATTAGTTTTTATTGATAAAAAGTTCAAAAACAATAAGATTGCAATCTTCTATAAGTTTCAAATGGAACTTGAAATGATAAAAGGATTTTACGGCGATGATGTCTGCTTTGATTTAGAAACATTCGATACTACTGATAAAAACATAGCTTTGCAAATTGTTTCAGGACGTGAGGGAATAAGTTTGAAAAATGCAGATTACTTGATTTATTTAACGCCTGATTTTTCGGCTACTTCTTATTGGCAATCACGTGATCGTTTAACAACAATGGACAGAAAAGAAAACAATGTTTTTTGGGTTTTCGCTAAACAAGGAATTGAAAATTATATTTACAAATCGATAATGAGTAAAAAAAATTATACATTATCACAATTCAAAAAAGACTATGGCATCAAGTTTTCAAACTAAGACGATTAAAAATTACGAATCTAACGGATGGACAGTATTAAAAATAATAAATCTTTCAGACAATGGTTATCCAGATTTATTATGTATGAAATTAGGAGAAAAAGATAATTGGATTGAATGCAAAGAAGGAAAGGACACTCTTAAGGAACTGCAAAAATTTCGTATTGACGAATTAAATAAATTAGGTAAAATAGCTTTTTGCCTTCACGACAAACAAGGTCTAATTTACCCTAACAATATCGAGTTATAACCCCAACAAAACATTAATCACTTAAAAATAAAATTATGAAATTAGAAAAAACATTACTTGAAACGCATCAAGTATTAAAAGATTCTTTAGGCGTTGAAGTAAAAATTGATTGGCGACAAGTTTTAAAAATAACAGTCGAAGATTTAATAAAAAAGTACGATTCTTGCGTTGAAAGAAAAAGTGACCATCAAAACGCTTTTAAAGAGGTTTTATTATATTATTTAGGCGATGAAGATTTTGAAAAATATGTTATCAATAAAAAACAAATAAAACTATGAAACTAAAAGAAGCAATCAAGATATTGAAGCGTCACAATGAATGGAAAAGCAATTGATAAAATAATTAAAAAACTAACGAAATGAAACTAACAGGAAAAACAAAAGAAGCGTTCACAGGATGGATGAAAAAATATCCGCATATATATCCAGATCAGTTTGAAATTATGCCAGATTGGATGATAAACTCACTTATAATCGAGTTCTTTGATTCGGTAGGGATTTATATTTCAATAATAAAAACAAAAGATTTATGTCAATTTGTTTTAGAAGATGATTTTAAAAACTACCATCAAAGAAGTAATGATTTCAACTCAAGACCCGAAGCAACCAACGTAGCAATCGAAAAAGCAAACGAAATTTTTTTATTAAGATAATTTTTGTATATTTGTAATTCATAATTACTAATAATTTTTACCGCTTTTGGTTGGGGTGTCCTTGGTTGAAAGCGGTTTTTTGTCTAAAATAGACTAAATAGACAATGGCAACATCAAATGGAGACAAAACAGGTGGTAGACAAAAAGGTTCGGTAAACAAAGATTTACTACCTATTCGTGACGCTTTTAAATCATTAATTGAAAATAATTTAGAACAAATCGAAAAGGATTTACTTATACTTAAACCAGCCGAAAGAATAAAAGCCATTACCGAACTATCTAAATTTTGCGTACCAACTTTAAAAGCAGTTGATTTTACAGACAATACCACACCGCCGAAAGAACCAGTAAGAATCATATTTGAAAAGAAATGATAAAGTTTTCTGAAAAATATAAACCTCTTTTTTATTTATTAGATGCAAAAAAAGAATATGAAAACGGAAACGAAAAGTATAAAGAAGAATCGGGAGTTGATATTGTTTTAATTTCAGGCGGTAGGGATTCAGGAAAAACATTTGGAGCTGGTGTAATGATTGCAACCGCTGCCGATTCTTACAGCCATAGAGTTCTTTATACTCGTTACACGATGTCAAGTACAAACAACTCCATCACACGTGCGCTTGACAACAGAATGGAGTTATTGCAAATAACAGATAATTTCAATTTCGCTAACAACGATTATAAATCAAAACACGGCAAAGGATTGATTTCTTTGACAGGGCAAAAAACAAGTTCAGGAGAGCAGACTGCTAAATTAAAGTCAATTGAAGACTATTCAATATTTGTAACAGAAGAAGGCGAAGAACTTACTTCTTATGAGGAATGGGAAAAGATTAAACGATCCATTAGAGCAAATGATGTTCAGTCGTTATCAATGATTATTTTCAACCCGCCTACAAAAGACCATTGGCTATATCCGCAATTCTACCAAGGTGTACCTGATGGATTCAACGGGATCATTGGAAATGTGATGTACATTCACACCACCTACCAAGACAACGGAAGGGAAAATATGGCGCCGCATAACTGGAATGAATACGAAAGATTGAGGTTAGTTTATGAATATTGGTTAGCTAATCCAGCCACAACTGACAAAAAAATAATCAAAGAAGCAAAGAATTATAAAAATACAGTACTTGGAGCGTTTCGAGATATTGCCGAAGGAGTTATCTTTGATTACGAAATTGGAGAATTCAACCCTGACAATCTACCTACTACCTTTGGGATGGATTTTGGTTTTATTGATCCGATTACATTAGTTGAAGTAGCCATCGACAACAAAAGAAATATTGCATACGTTAAGCAACATCTTTACAAAAGCGGAATACTTGCCGAAGATGCTTATGATTTGATTAAAGATATTGTTGGACTGAAATTAATATTAGCCGATGCGCAAAAGATTGACGATATTACACGTTTGCAAAATCTTGAGTTAAACATTGAAAAATGTTTTAAAGGCGGTGGATTAAATGGGTCTAGTATATTGCCTGGAATAAAAGCGATGAAGAACTTTGATATTATTGTCGAACCAAGTAGCACAGAACTAATTCACGAATTTAATAATTATTGTTGGGACATCCGAAAAGTTGAAACTCCAAAAGCAGGAAACGACCATCTTATTGATGCGGTTCGTTATGTTATTTATGACAATGAAATTAACGCTAATTCAGAATTATGTTTAGGATAAAAGATTTAAGAGCAGGAGAATTTATAGATATCGACAATTATTATCGAGAATTTGAACAAGGAAGTAATGAACACGAAAAAGACTTTTTTACTATATTTGGTTTAGAAATTCCAAAAACAGAAGCAGATTATTTAATTTTCTTTGAACAATACCACGCTCAAATACTGGAAATTAAAGTAAGTTTTGAATTTATTTACAACCCACCGCCCTTGCCTTCTACACTAAATAAAGAAGGCAACACCATTGGCGATGAGTACCGAAAAGAATTTGCAGAAATGTATGGAGGTTACGTTCAAAATATTTATTTAGTTTCGATTAATTTTCGTAAATTGCCAAACGAAATACTAGAAATGAACGTAATGGATTTTCTTTTCTGGGCGAATTATTTACTTCATCAGAAGTGGTGTGAACAAATAAAATAGAAATACATTTGGCATTCGGCTTTATTGGTTCTGAAATTTCAGAAGCTACACTTTTTGAATCCGCAAAAAATCATTTAGAAAAAAGACTTGAAATAGATTTAAAAATATTGTCTATCGATCTTTTAGAAGAAAAAAATGGAGGACAAACAAGGGTTTATAATGTTGATTTCGAACAAATAAAGTAAATTATGAAATTCAAAAGAAAGCAATTTAGAGTATTTAATATAAACTATTGTAAAAAAGAAGACGCTTTATTTAGTGTTCGAAATGGATATAGAAAAAGTATTTTATTATTTGGATGGTATTTTTATAAAGCGAATAAATTATGTTTTCAAAAGTAACAAACTACATCGTAAATAGATTTCAACAGGATGAAATGGTACACACTATTTCATTTAGTGATATTAATTTGATTGATACTAAAAAAGAAAACATTTACCCGTTAGTTGCTATTTCATTTAACGAAAAAGATTTATCTGTTGACGATACAGCCACTTATGATTACACTATTACGGTTCTACAACAACGTGACAATCGAAAAGTTGAGAAGCCAAGCAAGTTAATGGAAGATGAAAATTGGATTGACAATTTAAACGAATGTGATTCTATTTGCACACGCTTCATAAATCACATTAGACGAATGGAAATTGACGAAAACATAAACATAGACTCTATTTCAGTACTCGAACCATTAAGCGGATACGGTGGTGCTAATTTAGATGGATTTAGATTTGAAATAACATTGGCAATTCCTAATACAGGGTATTGTGGCGTATAGTCAATCAGAATTAAGAGCCATTGCACGTGAGATTGTGCAAAAATCCAAGGCATCGGCTCACGTCGATACTGGAAGATTGAAACGTTCTATTTCTTTTGTGGTAAATTTACAAGGCGTAATCACGTTTACCGAGGTGTTCTATGGACGGTTTGGAGAAAATTCAGATTTAGAAGAGAATATAAATAAAATGTTTCCGATAGATGTGCCGTTTAATTTGATTTATGTTGACGATAATGGCAATCCATACCAAGTAGTTAGAAGAACATCCAGCGGACGTGCTACGGTCGAAACAAAAGCAACTAAAGCAACCACTAGAAAATCATTAGGAATAAATGGTATTAAGAATTTTTTAAAAGGATTTCAAAATGGCAAAGCGAAGAACCAAAGCACAGATAGCGAGCGACAAGATAATCAAACAGAATCTTAATATTCTAGGCGAAAAGATTTATAAACAAGCTAGAAGAACTACAAGGGTTTTGACTGGTTCGTTAAAAAACTCTATTAACTATGCTGTCAAGCCCGATACTCGTTTAACATTCTACCAAAATGAATATGGTAAAGATGTACGACCAGCAGGGAAAAATAGCGGAGAAAATGACGCTTTGTTGATTGCTATAAAAGAATTAGTACCTTTGGGAATCGAAGTGATAAAAAAAGATTTGATTGAATCAGTAATGTATCCGTTTAGAAAATGATTACGCCCACCACAATAACCACCGAAGACCAAATTTATTTAACAGGTTCGCCAATAAATATACGCATTCGTAACGCCAACGCAGACACTACGATCAAAAGTGCCGTGTGCGAATTATATGTTTGGAGTGGTAGTCTAAACGCACCGCCAACACTACCATCTTATACACTTGTTGCAGACAAAGTAAGTGCAAACGATAATTATATTAACTTTCAAATATCTGAAATAGTAGCCAGCCATATTAAAGGGACTAAATTTGCTTGGGCTAGTGGCGATAACGCCCCGTCAATTGCAGGCGAGGGTGTGTTTTTTCATTACAAATACCAAGTTACCAGCGCAACAGTTGAAGCACCAGTTGAAAGTTATACCAATTTCGCAACTCTTGGCTATCGTTGGGATTACGAACAAGTAGGCGATACTGAAAATCAACAGCCTTATTTGGGATTAGTGCCAATTAATTACAATCGAAAATACACAGAACACATTAAATACTTTAAACGTGATTTTGATTTTACAAAATCATTGGGGACTTGCACCAGCGAAAATATAATTTCATCAACAGTAAATATTCCGACCTCAACTAAATGCCAATTAGGGGATAAATATTTAGTTGTATATTTAAACCGTCACGGTTTATGGGATTATTTCACGACCTATGGTAAAGCGGTTAAATCAATTAAAATAGATGGCGACACCGTGCCGAGATTGTACCGTAATCCAAATTCAATAAACAATAGTGTAAACCATTCAAAGAATAGAATGATTGAAACAACCGATCAATTATATACAATAAACACAGGCGATCTTCACGAATCAATGACAGAACAGGTTGAAGAAGTAATTTATTCGCCATTGGTTTATTTGATTGAATTTACTGGAGAAACTTTTATTACAACTAATTTAGGTTTGACAGTTGACAGCACAACAGTAACAGTCGACAGCACAACCTACACCGTGGACAACGAAACGGTAACAACGCAAGATTTGGGATATTTTTCTACATTCAAACAAATACCAGTTACCAATGAAAATAAAGACTTCATTAGAAAAACTCGTTTGAATGATAAATCAAAAATCAATTATGATTTGACTTTTGGAGTAACGATGGGAAGAATTAATCAATTGAAATAAAATGAAAACACAAAAAGAAAAAGCAGAAGAGATATTTATAAAAATGTTAAGCAATACATTTGAACAAAACGAAACAGACGAGTGTAGGCATACGGCTAAACAGTGTTCTATTGATTGCGTTGATGAAATCATAGAATCTTTTTCGCTATGTGATGAAAATTGGAGAATTAGAATGTTATTATTTTGGAATGAAGTAAAAATAGAATTACAAAAATACGATTAAATGAAACTCCAAACCGAAGTATATATTTCCATCGATAACGAAAACTTTTACAAGATTGATTTAGCAAAAAACGAGTCGATAAATATGAAGTATGTGTTGAAAGATACTACTGATTTATCTAAAATATTTTCTCCTTTCAGTTTGTCATTTACTTTTCCAGGCACTTTAAATAATCAAAGTATTTTTGGCTTTGTTGGCAATACCAAAGTTTTCAAAACTAAAACTGATAATCTTTTTTCGTGCAAAATTTATTCCAACGGTTTGTTGTCCCAAACAGGAAAACTAAAACTTACCGAGGTTCGAGAAGAAAACGGATTCGTAAAATCATTCACGGCAAACTTTACGACTACAATGTTGTCATTGGCTTTGCGCATGGGAGAGGATTTGATTAACGACTTGCCAACCAATCCAGTACAAATAAATTGGATTCCAAATGAAGTTTTCCAAAGTATTTCGTCTATTCGACTAGCACCATCACAGCCAAGATCTGGAGTAGATGCAAAATACTATGTGCCGTTAATTTCCAATATTAGAATCTTTCAAAGGCAACAAGTTACAACTACTAATTATTTAGACAACGTTCGTTATTTAGCCACAGCCGATCCGACAAGCACAAAAGTCTTAAAAAGCGAAGAGTTTTCTCCAGCAGTTCAAGCGAGAACCATTATTGATATGATGAAAATCAAATACAATTTGGATATTGAAATGCCTTTGGAAAACACACAGGAATATAACGACTGGTTTATTTGGTGTAATTCTGCAAAAGCACAATCAGTTGATTTTGTTTATTTTGATTTGATAAAACAATTTGGATCGTCGATTGAATTTAACGTTAGGCGTGGAGATAGAATTCCAGACGAAAGAAAGTTTTTAATTAATGGAAATTTGACAACAAACCAAATGACTATTACTAAAAACCCATCGTCTAACGGGAGTTTTTACGATTTCTTAAATTTAAGAATCACTTTTAATAATGTAGTTTCAACTAAAGGCGAAAGTGATGTCGATGTGATATTTGTTATTGAATTATCAAATGGCGCAATTTTCAATCAAATTACTTCTAAAGTAGAAAATGGAAAGGTAACAGCTGATTTTTTAATTAAGGATGCTGATTTTTTAAGCGGTACTTTTATTTTTAAGCTTAAAATAAAACCGACCTCGCCAATATTTTGGACTTCAAGTGATATTGGAATTTACAATACTTACTACGATTCCAACGCTGGAGGAGGTTCGACACGTTCGGCAAGTGCTGATTACAAGCAAGAAAGTTTTGGAAACAACAACAGCGCAACGATGGGAGGCACTCGAATTGATTTATACAAGTCTTTGCCAGATATGAAGTGCACAGATTTCCTAGCGTCTTTTATTAAAATGTTTAATATTTCCATTTTCGATGCTTCGCCAAGTGATGATAAATTATTTTGGTTAACGCCAAACGATTTATTGATTCCGAATAAAAGCTATTCCAAAAAAGAAGTTGATTATACCGAATTCATAATATCAAAATCGGTTACTAAAACAATCGCAGCCGATTATAATTATTATAATTTCAAACATAAAACATCAAAATATAAATCGAATGCCGATTATTTAGTAGCACGTGGAATTGAATTTGGACAGACAACATATCCAACAATAAAACCCACACAAGATTTATTGGAATTCAAAGTTGAAACCGCATTTAGTATTTTGGAAGCGTTGCCAATCGCTGGTATGGTGGATGAATTCACGTCTTATGGATTTACAAACGAAACACCCGAAACATTAGTTACTGGCGAAAAGAGATATAAGCCGAATACAGATGATTTTACAATTTTTTTTGCGTGTGGATTGAGATTATTGGAGGGCGAAAAATCTTTAGGATTTCAAAAAACGAATACTTCAAACATCACAGTTACAGGCGAATTGAAAAGTTATATTAAAACAAGTCCTGTGCATCCGTTAGGAACTTCTTTTGGATTCTCATTAATTCAAGAAGCTACTTTACGATCTTTGTATTTTGATTTTTATAAAAGGCAAACCGAAAGATTATTGAATCCAAATACGTTAAAACAAATGTATAAGTTACGTTTACCAGCGTCCGAACTGGTTTTAAATTATAAAACAACACAGGCTGGAATGTCGCAAGTGCCAGACGGTTTTAGATTGCAAAACGAAATTGTTTTGCAGGAGCAACGTTTTTCGATTATTGACGCTCAAATAGATATTACAACAGGCGATGCCACAATGAACTTATTAAATTTTTAAACGATGGCAGAAGAAAATAAAGAAAAGTATTCGATAGACTTTCAAACGAATGCCGATGCAGCCACAAAAGATGTGCAAGGATTGAGTGCGTCAATCGAGCAATCGACAGAAGCGACAAAGAAAAACACGGCTGCTAACGACATACAGGAAGAGCAATACAAAACTTTCAAAACCCAACTTCGAGAAGCTAATCAGGAGTTACAAAAGTCTATCCAAATTTATGGCGAAACTTCTGCAGAAGCTGTAAAGGCAGCTAAAGGAGTTGCTGATTTAAAAGATCAAATGGGATTTGCAAAAGATTTAGCGGAAACGTTTAATCCTGATCAAAAATTCAAAGCACTTGGAGTTGCTACACAAGTAGCAGGAACAGGATTGCAAGGATTGACTTCTGGAATGGCATTATTTGGCGGAGAAAGTGAAGATACGCAAAAACAATTGTTAAAAGTACAGGCTGCAATGGCTTTTAGTGATGCAATTTCAAACTTGTCAAACGTAGCTGACCAATGGGCGATTTTAAAAACGGCAATAACATCTTCTTCTGTTGCGCAAAAAGCTAACACTGCTGCAACTGGAGTGGCTGCGATAGTTCAAAACCTATTTACAGGATCTGTAGCAACCACTACAACTGGTTTTAAATTATTAAAATTCGCAATTGCAGCGACTGGAATTGGTTTATTGGTTGTAGCAGCAGTTGCGGTTGTTCAGAATTTTGATAAAATTTCAAAAGTAATAACAAATTTAGTACCTGGACTTGCAGGAGTTGGCGATACTATTATGTCAATCGTTCAGGCAGTTACTGATTTTATAGGTGTTACTTCTGATGCCGATAGGGCGTTGGATAGATTGAAATCAAATGCTGATGCTTCTTTGGCGTTAAATAAAAAATTCCTAGCCGAACACGGTTCGCAACTTGACGAATTTACAAAGCAAAAGATACAGGCAAAAAACGAATACAATGAAGCAATCAAAGAAGGTAACGCTGATGTGATTGCGCTTGGCGAAGAATTAAACAGAAAATTAGCAAAAATAGAGTACAGTAGGGGCGATGAAGCGAGAGAAATAGCTAAAGAAAACGCTGAAAAAGCAGCCGAAGAAGCGCAAAAAAGACGTGAAAAAGCTATTGAAGACGAGAAAAAAGCACGTGAAAAAGAAGCCGAAGATAGGCGAGAATATCTTGAAAATGCCAATAAAATAGAGGAAGAGTTTGATGATTTAAGAATTGAAAAAAAGATTCGAGAAGAAGAAGAGGCGAAAGAAAAAAGAGAAAAAGAGTTAGAGGATTTAGCACAACGAGCACAAGATGCCACTGATGTAGCTAATAATGCAACGACAGAAGAAAAGCGAAGACAAGATGCGCTTAACGCCATTCAAGCCGATTCAAAAGACAGGATGTTGGCTAATGGAGAAAGTCTAGCTAAAGGAGTTCAGGCGTTAGCTGGAAAAAACAAAGCGGTTCAAAAAGCTGCTATAATTGCGGAGGGCGGAATTAATTTAGGTAAGGCTGTTGCTAACACAGCCGCAGCGGTTACTTCTGATTTGAAATTGGGATTCCCTGCAAATATCGCCCCCATTGCATTGGATATTGCGACAGGTGCAGTTAGCGCAGCTTCTATTGTTTCAGGGACAAATAAAGCTTTGCAGGCTGTTGGTGGCGGTGGTTCGATTACTGCTCCAGCACCACAACAAGTTCCGAGCGGAGTTTCAGCAACACCGCAGACAGGATTTCAAGCGAGCAGTGAGAATCAAATAGCCACTTCAATTTCGCAACAAAACCAAACGCCAGTTATTAAAACTTATGTTGTAGGTAGTGAGGTCAAAACACAAACAGACCTTGATGCAAAATTAATTCAACAAAACAGTTTTGGTTAAATAAATTTCATTATATTTGTGATTGAAAATTGTGTGAAGATACACAAAACCAAAAATTAGCCATTTTGAAAACAAAACTAAAAGACTTAAAAAGCCTATCTGTTTAATTACGGATAGGCTTTTTGTCGTTAATACAAAATGAAAAGATACAAGATACATACAGGCGAAGATTCCAAAGGACTTTTGAAAGTTTCCTTTGTTGCCGAGCCAGCTATACAGTCAAAACTGATGTATTTCACGGAAGAAAAACGAAAGTTTATATTTTCTGATGATGAAAAAGGGGTTATTTACGCTCCCGCATTGATTCCTGATTTGGATATTTTTAGAAAAAATGTGAATGGAGAGCCAGCTAATGTGTTCTTTGACAAAGAAACTATCTTAAAATTGCATTTAGATGGTTGCCGAAATGGTTACGATTCAAAAATTAATCTAAATCATAGCGAAGACAAAGACCTTGAAGGTGTTTATTGTTTTGAAAATTGGATAGTTGGAGATGATAACCGAGCAGAAAAGTTCGGTTTCGAAGTTCCAGAAGGTACTTTAATGAAAGGTTATAAAATTGACAATCCAGAAATTAGACAAGATATTAAGGACGGAAAAATTACAGGACTTTCTATTGAAGCAAATCTTATGCCAGTTGAAGAAGAAGAAATTAAACCAATAAATAAATTTAGTATGAATAAAAAAACGATTATTGACAAGATAATTGCCTTGTTCGCAGATGAAAAAACAGAATACGCAACAGGCGTTTTTGGAACTTCATTAGAAGCAGGTTCAATTATTACCGATGCGGACGGCAATCCGTTAGCGGATAAAGAATTTGAATTTGACGGTAAAAAGTACAAAACTGATTCAGAAGGAAAAGTTTCGGAAATGGAAGTTGAAATGGAAGGCGAAACACCTACAGCAGAGGACGACAAGGACGCAAAAATTACAGCATTGGAAACAGAAATTGCTGATTTGAAAGCACAACTTGTTGCCAAAGAAGAAATGAAGATGGCAAATGAAAAAGCTGAAACTGAATTAGCTACTTTGAAATTGTCAGTAGAAGATAAGGACAAAGAAATTGTAAAGCTGAAAGGGGAAATTGTCGAAGCTAAAAAAGTTGAGAATTTTCAAAAACAGGAACCAATTCCTTATGAAAAAATGACCAACGCACAAAAAGTAAAGTATAACCGTGAAAACAAATAAAGACGGCTAAAGCAGACTTTCTTAATCCGTTAGAAGCTGGTGTTTCATACGCTGATTTTTTAGCAGAGGTTGAAAAATCAAAAAAATCAATTGCAGAATATTGCAAAAGACATCTTGAAGAAGATACAATTAATTGGATCGAAAACGAAATTAACCAAATAAAAAAATAAACAATGGCAGGAGTAACCTTTTCTGGAACTAAAGTTCCACAAACGCAATTGGAGGAAATCCAAAGCGAAATCTACGCAGACTGGGGCACGTTCAGAGAGCGAGATATTTTTATTGATGAAAATCACAAATCAGGTACTGATGTTTACGAATCGAAAGTAACCGTAAACATGAAAGCCGCTTCTACGGCAGCAGTAACAGCGGATGGAACAGCGGAGTATAAAGTTGAAAAAACACCAGTAACAAACGACAGAGTTATGTTTGCTGATGTTATTGACCAATCAACTTTGTTGGATACAAGATTTGAGAAATCAATGGCAACAGGGGCGTTTAATTTAGTTTCTACTGAATTTGATAATAAAGTGTTGCAATTCATTCAACCAGCTATTTCTGAAAGAATGGAAAGTGCATTGTGGGATGGAGCAACAACAGCCCAAAAAGTTGCTATTGCAGCATTAACTCCAGGCGCAGGACAGGGAAGTATTTCTGCTGGAGCGCAAACATTAGCAGCTGCTATGCCTGTAAACTTGTTCAACTCTTTGCCTGCAACTATTTTGTATAATAGTTCTTTGTCAAAAGTGGCTCCAGGAGCAGGTTTAGGTGATTACAAAAAAGTATTGTCTATTACAGCAATCACAAGCGCAAATATTGCAGCTCAATACCAATTGTTATTTGCTACTTTAGACCCAAAAGTTTTGGCAGACCCAGCAAACCCACCTGTTATTTATTCGCCATTGGCACACCGCCAATTGATGAGAACCGCAAACAACAGCGTTGGTGCAGCATCAAACAAAAACTTTGATTTTGTTGACAACACTTTGCAGTCAAAAGTTTATTTTCAAGGAATTGAAGTAAAATTCAAGCCTTTGGTTGGATTTATGATTTGCGCAGACCCACGTTACTTAAAATTGTTATTAGACTTGATTTCAGACATTTCAACTTTACAAACAGGAGAAGTCGCAAACGGAGCTCAACAAATGTGGTACAAAAACGTTCAATCAATCCAAACTTGGGTAACGAACCAAAGATATATCACTCTTTACGGAGGATAATCTAAAACGATTCTAAATAACTAACCCTCTCGTTTGAGGGGGTTTTTTAATACAAAAAGTTTATGCCACGAATTAATTTAGGGGTTCTTAATTGTTTGCCAGAAAATAAATTACCTGTTGGTTACAAAAAACCATTGGTAAATACTTTTCCAGCTTACAATTTAATTGAAAAATTAACATTGACTGTTTTAAAATCTGACGTAAAAAAGCCGATGGTTGATATTGTTAATAGTTTGAAAAAACAGATTAATTTTTTAGTTGAAAAAAGAACCAATATAGAAACATTCGGGGTTTTTAAAAACGTTTCAGAAAATGCAACTTCCTATGTTTGTGAAGTTGATTTGTACATTAAAAATTTAACTTAAAAAATAAAAGATATGGCTTGTGGAACTACGCTAACAGCATCGAGAAAAAAATCAGGTTTTGTAAAGCCTAAAGGTTACAAAGCCATTGGTTTTGCTACTTGGGATGGAGCAAACATCATCCAAAATACAGCGACAGGCGTAATTGCTTTACCTGCTGGAATTGCTAACGTTTACCGTTTTGAAGTAAAAAATACAGCGGATATTTATTCCGATGTTTGGACAAAAGACCCTGTAACTATGACAGGAGCAAATGTAGGAACAGGAACTTTTGCGCTTATGTATTGCGAAAGAATTAAGAATTTAGCGGACGCAATCGCTTTACGTGATGGAGTTTGGAATATTTTCTTTGAAAGTAACGACATAGTAACGGGAATTACTGTTTTCGGCTCTGTAAACGGAGCTGAAATACTTACAGTTACAGAAACATCAGATGCACAAGGCTTCTTGTTTACATTTTCATCCATGGAACCAAGTCCAGCGTATTCACTTGCAGCAGCTGGAATCACGGCTTATAACGCTCTTATTGCTAATTACGCATAATGAAAATTTTAAAATTAAATACTCCTTTTGAAATTAGCGCAGTTCCAAGAATTGCGCTTGTTTCATCGGATGTTTTGATTTTTACAGCGAGAAATGAAAACACCAATGTTAGTTTTAATTATACGCTGATTTGGTCTATTGTAAGTGGACGTTTGGTTTTCGAACTTCCAAATACTAATCCTGATTTTATCGCTGGAAACAAATACGAAATTTTTATCAAACGAATAGACGAAATTGTCTATCGTGGTAAAATGATTATAGTAAAAGAAGACACTGACATTCAAAACTACACACCATCGAAACAAACGACACCACGATTTCTTTAATGACATTTTCGGCTTATATGCCGTCAATAAAAGAAATACAAATAGGCACTAAATACGTTCTAAATGGTTTAAATAACGATAATTATAAGCTCTTTGCAGATGCTTATGATGATTCTGTTACTAATTCCGCTTGTATAAACGACATTTCAAACCTAATTAAAGGCGAAGGATTGATAAATGCTAATGGTGGTAAAAGTCCATCGAGTATTATTTCAGATGATGATTGGGGATTGATTGTTTTGGACTATAAAAAACAAGGACAAACCGCTTTACAAGTTATTTGGTATGGCGGAAAGCCTGTAAAAATTTATCATATTCCGCTGGAAAACACAGGTTTAAACGTCGATGAATCAGGAATGAAAGTTGACGGATACTGGTATTGCTATGACTGGAAAAAACAATATAAATACAGACCTGTTTTTTATCCTAAATTCAGTGCAGACAATCCAGAGAATAAAACTCAAATGTTGGTTATCAAAAGACCATCAAACGAACCGTTATTTGCAAGACCTGACTGGTTTCCTGCTTTACGTTGGGCGCAAGATGAGGGGTTGATGGCACAACATTCTTACAGAGATATTCGAACGGGGTTTTCAGGAAAAAAAGTAATTAACTGGGTTGGAGGTCGTGGATTGACGCAAGAACAAAAGGATGAGACGAAAAAAGAGATTCTTTCAAAATTCACAGGTATAGACGGAGAGGATACGATTGTTTCAGTAAATGCAAGTGCTGAAAATTCGATAGTTGTAGACAACATTAGTCCTCCAAATGTAAACACTACTTATGTGAACTACACAGAAGAAGCAGAAAGAAAAATTTTGATTGCCCATTCGTATCCATCTATTTTATTAGCGGGATCTAAAACAGGATTTTCTTCGAATGCTGATGAAATTGCTGTGGCGACTAAATCAGTTTTTCGTAGAGTAATTAATCCAGCACGTGAAACATTGCTTTCGGGGTTGCAAACTATTTTTGATGTTATTGGGGAAATTACTTTAGGAGTAAAAGATTTTGAAAGTGAAGAACTGGACAACAACACGGACGGAGAACCAGTTGAAAGATTAGGAGACAAAACAGCCGAGCAACAAAATGCAGAAGCGCAAGCGCAATTGCGTGGAAGTGTCGGAGGTGTTCAAGCGTTATTGGAAATTCAAGCTTCTTATGTTGCAAAAACTACCAGTTACGAAAGCGCAATAGCTATGATTAATTTGATTTACGGATTTACCGAGGAAGAAGCGAAAAAATTATTAGGAAACCCGCAAGTTGCGCCAATACCACCAACTATATGAGTACAATTAAACTAATGATACAGCCAGCGGATGTAATTGCGCTTACTCAATTGGACGGAAATATTGATAACGACAATTTAAAGCCTATTATTTATGCATCGCAAACAACGCATTTAAAAGCTTTTTTGGGATTGAAATTGTACACGAAAATTTATACTGATTTCGCAGCAGATACTTTGACAGGCGAATATTTAATTATTTTCGACGAATACATTAAAGACTTTCTTTCTTATTATTCATCGGCTTTGTTTGTAGATTTCGGAGGATATAAGATTTCAGAAAACGGTTTACATAAAATCAGTGGCGAAAATATGACATCACTTTCTGAAACAGAAACCGAAACTTTGTCGTTAAAATTCACTAAATTAGTTGCCAACGTAGAAGCTAATTTCAAAGAATATGTTTCAGACAAAAATATTCCTGAATTAGTAGGCGAAACTATTAATGTTCAAACTGATTTTCCATGGCTATAATTCAAGTAGTAAATGTTTCAACTCCAAATGATGGTTTAGGCGATCCGTTAAGAGTTTCGCAGGTCAAGGCGAATGATAATTTTTCAGAACTTAATGCAAAAAAAGTTGAAGTTATTCCTGGTTTTGATTTGTCGGAGAATAATTTTACGGATGCAGAAAAAGCAAAATTAGCAGGAATTGAAACTGGCGCACAAGTCAATGTTCGTGGCAATATGCAGCAGCAAGACCCGAGCGCACCTGATTATATTTTAGGAAAGCCGACAAGTGGCAATATAGTTACTTATGGAACTTATGCTTTAGTCGAGCAAAACTTAACTATTTTTGCTGGCTGGGTTTGGAAGATAAACGATGTTTTGTACACCAATTCAACCGACATTGTAATTAATTTTCATTATACTGCAACTGGATTACAGCGTTTGGATGCAGTTGTTTTTGATACTTTAAATTCTGCACAGCGTGTTGATGGCGATGAGGTAGCAAGTTCGCCAACTGTTCCGTTATTAATACCTGATTCTATATTGTTTTCTATTTCTTTGATTACTGATGGCACGGTGGGTGCGCCATCTGTTCCAACAGCAACTGGTATTTTTTCCATTCGATACGCAGGATCAGGACAGGACTATGAATTACCAGCAGGAACAACAGCTTTTCAAGGATTCATAAATGAAGCCTTACAATTTCCAGAAGATATTGATTTCTTGACTGATACAAATACATTTACGCAATCTGGAACTACGGTTACTTTTCTTAAAACAATAACGGCAGGGCAAAGAATTAGGATTCAGTATTATTTATAACAAATCTAATTCCAAATAAGCAACACTCTCATAATCGGGGGTGTTTTTTTTTGTTTAGAATGAATGTGAATTAGTGAAATAATCTTTGAAATGTGTTGCATGTATCAAATGTATTCTTATATTTGTAAAAGAAATAACAGCTAAAACAAATAAAAATGGAAGCTATTTGCAACGAAACTTTAAATGCTAAAAAAAAATACAATACAGAAAAAAGAATGTGGCAATATATTACAGAAAATAATGAGGTTATTTTAACTTGTAAAACAGAAAAAGGATTAGACAGTAATTATTCAAAAATGTTAAATACTTTATCTTAATGAAGAAAATTGATTGTTATGGTGTGGAACTTACTGAACTTCAAAATATGGAGTTCAGTATTTATAAAGAAAATAGCAACTTACCAGCTATGAATACAATTTCAAAAGAAGAAAGAAAACAAATAGTTTTAGAATGGAAAAACAAACTCGCGGAGGAAAACGTCTAAACTCGGGGCGTAAAAAAGGAATTGAAACAACGACAATGCGAGTACCGTTGTATTTAAAAGAGATTATTCAAAGATTTATATTACGCAAACAACTAAAAAAAGAAGAGAAATTATGAAAAAAGCAATTGCAATGAAATGCACACAGGAAGATTGGGATTCGATTAAGGATAGAATTCCGAAAGACCTGATAAACGACAATCAATTTGATTTAATTGAATATCCGTATTTAACAAACAATTATTATTCTGAATGCAAAAAAGGAATAGGAACTCACAGCAAATGCTATATCAAAGGCGGTGTAGAAATCCACGAAACATTCAACGCTAAAATATTTTTGGATGCGTGTGGGATTGAAACAACGCCAACATTAGAAGAAGTTAAGGAGTATTTTAAGGATGCGGAAATTGTGAAAAGTATTTACGGAAAACAAGGAAAGCCAACTGGAAATTTTCATTTCGAACATGATTGTTATTTTTGCGAAGCCGAAAAAGATACTTATTTAGCATTATGGAAAGAACGGTATGTCTACGCAAAAATACTAACTTACAAAACGCCTAAATTCGAGATTACAAATGAGCAGGTTTTGTCATTGCATCGCCACGGTCACGATTTGACAAAAACACAATTAGAAGATATTTTTCCAGAGGTTTTTAAAAATGAGTTGGCTGTTGGGGTTTGGCAGAAAGTAAAGGGAAGAAATATTATATTTTGCTTATTTGAAAATGGAATATATGGATTTTTAAACGGTGTTGAAAAAACTTTAAATTGGGATTTTGCTAGTAACGAAAGTTTGGAGGAAGTAACCCCGCAAGAAGTTAAAGACGCTTTGATTGGGGAAGCGAAGAAGAGAGGGTTTGAAAGTACAGTGAGTTTTAAACCAGTTGATTATGAGAATACAGTAACAAGAAGTGCTTTTGAATTCGGATTTGATTTAAAAAACAACAAAATATTATTTGGTAATTATTGCATTTTTGACAACGGCATCTGGGCAACCATCACAGAAACCATCACAATCCAAGAATCCGAGAAACTTTTAAAAGAGCAAGGAATTAATAAAAAGATAGTATGAAAAACCTAAAAGAAATAGTATCGGAAATTAAAGGCTATCCCGTAACAATGGAAGAAGCTTTGAAAATGGCAGAAAATAACTTCGGGCAAATATACGCTTGGGTTAAGGCGGATGTGGTTGATAAATTGTTGGAAGAGAAACTGAAATTATGAGTAAGATAGAAGAAATAAAGCAAAAAGTAAGAGACAATATTGAGTTTTCAATTGGTAAATCAAAAAGACCAATTGGCGGACAAAGTTGTGGAATTGAACATTTACCGATAATTCTAAAAAGTGAGGAATTAGAAATTGAAATTTCGATAAATCATTTCAAAAGTAAACATCAAAATAAGGATTATGGCAAAATGATTTTTGATTTAATAATTGATGACCTTGTAAAGTAAATTTTAATTCCCTACTCGAAAGTTTAGGGAATTTTTGTATATTTGCAATTACTCCGTGATTTATTATTGTTCATTCGAGTGAATAATAATTCCTAAACCACAATTTTACTATTGTGGTTTTTTTTATTTATATTTACCGTAAAATTCAAACTATGAAAAAACTAATATTATTTTTACTATTGCCGTTGTGGATGCTGGGACAAACTAGCACGGGGCAGGAACAAGAATTCGATTACGGAATCAAAAATAATTCCACGCAAATAATTACAACACCGCCATTTCTAGGTACATTCGGAACAGACGGGACACAGGGAAAAATCCCCGCTGCATACATAGCAACTACACAAGCGATGAATGATAGTTTAGCTAAAAAACTAAACATATCCGACCTACCAGCCAACTTAACACTATATCCAACAACCACAGCGAGTGACGTTAGTGGATATGTTGTTTTGGTAAAAGATATTCATGACCCAAGATATAATTCTACAGCGGTTAACGTATCCACGCCAGCAATTACAGGAACTGCTCAATTGATTTCTCAAAGAATTTCAGACGCTGGAGTTTTAACTGGTAATCCAGGTGTTTTTAACGTTACGACTTATGGAAACATTCGAAAATTAAGCGGTTCAGGTACTGCTCAATTTTACTTTGAAGTTTACCACAGAGATATCGCAGGAACCGAAACACTAATCTGTACTTCGAGTATCAGTTCAGAAGTCGTAAACGGAACTTATGCGGAATTTTCAGCTTCTGGAATATGGGATAACGGCGCATTTGATAGCACGGATAGAATCGTAATCAAAACCTACGCTAACCGTATCGCTGGAGGTTCAGACCCTGTTTATCAATTGCAGTTTGGAGGAAGTGAGCCTGTTCGAACGGTTTTGCCAGTTCCGTTTACAGTTTTGGCAGGGGAGTATGAAATTAAAGCAAATAAATCAGACAGCTACACAACTTCTTCAAGTATTACTTATGCGAGTACCAAGGCTTTGGTTGATGGATTAGCAACTAAAGCAGGCACTGGAACACCGTATAATTCAAATCCGTACACTGATAAAATTATAATTTACGGAAACTCAATCGAAACAGGAGCAGGAGCAGAACCAAGAAGTGTTTACGGTTGGCAATCTATTGCTCCGCAGATTTTAGAAACAAAAGTAGATAACTATGCGATAAGTGGCACTACATTAGTTAAATTCTTTGATGGAGATAATTCTGGAATAGACAGATTATCTATAATTACACCTACCTACACATCGGACATAAGAGCATATATATCAGGTATTGGGGTTAACGATATGTACAATATTAATGGGACTTATAACGAAACCAATTTCAGAACTGCTTACAATACATTGATTGATCAATTGGTTACTGACGGCTATCCTTTGTCAAAAATTTACTTATTTTTTCCTTTAACAGCTAATTCAAACACAGCTACAATGAATTCTACAGTAGCTAATATTGCTTTGCTAAAAGGCGTTAATTTCATAGATGTAAAAAGTGCTATGGATTCGAACGGTGGATTAGCATTAGTTTCAGGAGATGGCATACACCCAAACAATTCGGGTCACAAAATAATAGCAGAAACAATATCGAATGCAGTTACAGGTACTAAATACGGTTATACGCAATTCAATCAAGATGTGTCGACTACGGGCGTAATAACTGCGGGTGTAGGTATATCTGGAGGAAATGAAGCAAATGGACTAGAAATAAGAGGCACTAATGGATTGAGTTTAGGTAGTAAGATCTCTATGTACGCTTCAGATGTATATATAAATGGTAAGAGTCACTTTTCTGATAATCTATCGATAGGCACTAGTGCGCCCTCAATATCTCCAAAATCTATAGACTTTGGAAGCAACACTTACACCACCGAACCTATAAACATCTACAACACTTCTATAAGAGCTTATGAAGGCTCTGGAATAGGCTTTAGTTCTTCCACAGGAGTTACTATTCTTTCCGTTTTATCTGGCGGAATAACTTTAGACAGCAATTCAACAAGCAATGAAGGTACTTTTTTGTCGAAGGGTACAATTGAATGCAACGAGTTTTTAAATATCAATAAAAGCATGGAATTAGGAAGATCCCTTACGGGCGGTCTTTCTTCTCCTGCCTACTTATATATGGGTGACTCTTATGCTAATTCGCCTGTTAATGGTAGTAACTTGAAACTAGTACTATATCCGTCTACAGGGCTAGGCGTGGACGGGTCAAATGGCTTGGCATTATATTCAAGCGCGGGAGGTAATAGGATAACATCTATAAGTGACCATTACTTTTTAGCTAACGTTTTTGCAAATAACACAATTTCGGCTAATGCTTTAAAACTAACCACAACCCCAACAGCCAGTGCAGGTAGTTACTTGTTTCTGACTTATAACGCTGCAACTGATGAAGTGGAGCAGACAAGCACAGTGCCAACACAACCTGTTGGGACAAATAACGGCACGATTGCCAATACCGCTTTTGTGCAAGCTGCTATAGTTACAGGCGCAACAACTATAATTAAACAATTAACTCCAGTAACTCATACAGGAACGACTTCTCAAACTGATTTAGTTGATATTTTAATACCTGCCAATACGTTAGCTAGTTCGGGTGTTTATAAATTATACATTTCAGCTAGTAGAAACTCTGGTACAGGATCAGGAGCGGATATCCACGCCTATATGACTGGAGATTCTTCTGGAGCAGGATTTGTAAGACAGCTACCTGTTGGCACAGCTTCTAATACTCAAGCAAAAGTTGAGAAAACTATTCAGTTCCAAGGAGGTAACAGGATACTGCATTCTGAATCAGGCAGTTATTACAACGACATGGGTGTTTTAGCAAAAACAGTCACATCATACGACACTACTACAGATACTCATTTGTACGTAGGTCTTCAACTAGCTAATGCTTCTGATACTTACCAAATTGATTACGTTATTTTAAAGAGAATTGACTAATGAAAATTATAATCATACTTCTTTTCTGCTTTTCAATCCAAGCACAGGAAAGCATAGTAGCAAGCGGGACTGATACATACACAATAGGCGAAATGTTTCCAATAATGCAACAGGATATGAAACAAAAAGAAGTTTCTCTTTCAGTACCGAAATATGAAATCCCTATCGAACCGCCAAAGCCGATAGTTGAGAAGAAGAAAAGTCTTTGGCAGAAAATAATTGAAGCGTTTAAAAAAGTGTTTAAAATCGTTTAAAAAGTATTTAAATTTAAAACTATATTAATATGAAAACAAGATGGATTACGTGGCTTATTACCATAGGCGCAGGAATTGATCAGATTTACGGTGTAATTGCCGAAAACGCTGGTCTTTTAGTAGAAATTGGAGTATCTCCAAAAGTAACAAAAATTATTTTAGTTGTAGGTATAATTTGGAATGCTTTTTCAAAAAGCTTAACTCCAAAAGAGATTCAAAGCATTGGATTGCCGAAACCGCCAAAGCCTTAATTAAATGAGAAAAATACACAAAATAATGCTTATAATGCCAGTTATTATAGTTTGGTATTGGTTGTTTTGTGTATTATTTTTTGTTAAAACTGTATTTTATGCAAATAATTTTGAAGTACTTGATACAATAGACACTTTTTTAGTTGGATTGTGCGGTACTCACTTTATATTTTTTTATTTCATTTATAATAGAATTTCAAAAATATATCTATCCTGCATTTATTCTATTGTAATATTAAATTTTTTGTATATTTACCTTACAAATGAAATTTATTATTTCTTTTACTACTCAATAATCATAACCTACATATTATTACCACTTTGGAAGAAGAAAAATTAAAAGAGGATTTCAGAATGCAAAAGATGGAAGAACATCTTAAGCGTATGAAAGATTCTGTAGAAGCAACTAATGAGTCTATAAGTAAAATATCTAATGCCCTAGTAGGGAATGAATATACAGGAGGTATCGGAATGGTTCATACTTTGCAAAAATTAAAAACAGAAGTTGAAAAAAATCAAGATGAAATTGCTATATTAAAAGACAATATGGGACTTATAAAATGGTTTGCCTCTGGACTAGGCGGTTTGGTAATTGCAATAATAATTTATTTACTTGGTAAAATATGAATCTTCAAAAAAAATACAAGTCACTTTTTGAAAAATACGGACTTACCACAAAGTTACGAATTGCACATTTTATGGCGCAAATTGAACACGAAAGCGGATTGAAGCCAATCAGTGAGAATCTTAATTATAGTGCGGTTAGGTTGTTAAAAGTATTTCCTAAATATTTCAAGAATAGCAAAGAGGCAAGTGTTTTTTCAAATAATCCTATTATGATAGCCAATAGAGTTTACGCTAATCGTGGAGGTAACGGAAATGAAGCGAGTGGGGATGGTTGGAGATATAGAGGAAGAGGTTTTTTACAAATAACACTAAAAGAAAACTATTTTAGACTTGCCAACGATACCGATTTAGATTGTTTAAAAAATCCTGATTTGTTACTTGAAGAAGCAAACGCTATGATTTCTGCTTTATGGTTTTGGAATTTAAAAGGACTTAATAAATTGGCAGATAAAAACGATATTATTGGAATTACCAGGAAAATAAACGGTGGTTTGAATGGAATTGATCATAGAAAAGAATTGCTAAAAAAGTACCTATGACCCGCCAAACCATCATTGAATCAATAATTTGGATTGTCGCAATTTCTGCGATTTTGTACCTATATTTATAAAGTGCCCCACCGCATTCGCTACAGTGCTGCACTATAAAAAACTTAAAACAATGAAAACTTTCATAAAAGAAAATTGGCAATTCCTGATAAGTGTATCATTGGCTTTTATCGTATGCCTTTTGCTTTGCGGTTGCGGAGGAACTCGATCCACTAGCAAAGAATATCACGAAATAACTTCGAAGAACACATTCAATGATAGCTCATTCATTTTAACTCAAAATGTTCGCTTAAACGATATAGGCGAACTTGTTCCAATCGATAACACGAAGCCGTTTTTTGTTGATGGAAAAGAATACTTTAATGTTTCTATTAAATTCGATAAATCTAAATTCGAAGATTTAAAATTAGAACAGAAAAATATAGGCACAGTTACTAGTTCATCTGAAATTAAAAGCGATCAAACCACAGACCGTACAGATAATACGATGCTATGGCTTGGGATGTTTTTGATATTCGTTGTAGCTGTTTTTGCTTGGTTTTATTTGCCAAGATTGAAAATATAATCTAATTTATTCAGTTTCAAGGAATTTAATAACTTTTGTTTTTCCTGTTAATTTAGAGTGTTCTAATTCTAATTGTGCCGACTTCAACATAGCATTCGATGTAGCTACAAGTGTTTTTCCTTGCCCCACCTCTATAGTGCCGTCTTTTACTCCCACAAACACTTTTACCAGTTCGTCTCTTAATTCTTTTGCGTTTTTCATTTTGTTAATTTTTTTAGTGATATTAAATATTTATTTACTTCTATTAAATAAGGATATTTTGCAACATCACTTACTTTTAAATTTGATTTGGTTTTAATTAGATTGCTTCTTATGTATTGTAAGATATTACGAGTTGTTAATCCTAATTCTAATTGCTGATTGTACTCGCATTCTTTACATTGGTAATTTAATTTGTCTGGAAAAACAGAAAAGCTATTGAATTCTATTTTTTGCTTTTTATTGTTGCACAAAATACACGTTTTTAAATCGGTTTTACCCTCCCTAATATGTCTACGTTTTCTTTCTTTTTCTCGTTGTTCAGGTTTTCTGCAATACTCATTATGATAACCTGACTCCTTATTTTTTTGTCTTTGTCTTTTTTGCATAGAACGACCACTTTCAGATTCACAATACAATTTCTTTTTTAAACGTATTTCTTCTTTTTTACGTTCTCGATACTTTTTATCGTATTCTGCTTTTTGTTGCTTATCCATACTTTAAAAAGATTATTTCAACAAGCCGTCCTGCACTTCCAACAATTCCCGAAGTTCAATATTTTCTTTTGAAATTGCGTTGTGTTCGTTGTTTAATCGATCGATTGTTTTTTGCTTTTCATCTATAATGTAAATCAAACAATACATAAAAGCGCACAGTACTAATGTTGTAAAAATGAGTATTGTTTCCATAGTCAATTAGTTTTTACAATTACAGGATTCACGACTTCAATATCATTCACATCTTGCATTGCAACTATATGAAATGCACTGATCATTCTATTATTGTCGTGTAAAAATTTGTTATTAATCGATTTCATCCAAAGATAAAATCTTTCTACGTTTGATTGTTTTTTCATGATTTTTCTTCTAAAAGTTTGACAATAAAATAACCAACAATACATATATGAGCCGCAATGTAGAATGCGTTTTCACAAACTTGAATAGCATCAAGTAACGCCTCTTCTGCCGTGTATTTTATTTTGCTACTTATTTGAAGTCTCAATTGTTGTTCGAAATATTCTTTAAGTTCTTGAACTACTGTTTTCATAACGTTTCTTTATAGATTTCTAAAAGCTCTATTGTAGTTTTGCCTCCAAGCTCTCTTCTTCCGTTATTTCTACACCAATCTATAAACCCAATAGCGAAGTTTTCTGCTACTTCTACATATTCCTTGATGTATTCCGAATTTGTGAACGGAAACTTTTCTTTTATTTGTTCTTCTAATTTCATTTCCCTTGGTTTTTTAGTCGTTTTTCTCTTTCAACTTGGTTAATACTAATTTTTGGTGCTTTTCTGGACAATCCCAAAAGCCACCGAACCAATGGTTATAAATACTTCTTGCGCCTGTTCCTGTTTCTTTGCTGATTTCCTCACAAAAAGCTTTTTTGTCTTTTAACTTTTTGTACAATATTTTTATTTCTTCCATTTTTATAGTTTTAAATTCGATACAAACATACAACATATTGTTTAATATTTAACCACCACCACCACAATTTATACCCGTTCTAAATTGCTGTGGTGGTGGTTATTTATCCAAAAAACATCATTATCTTTGTCGAAACAAAAAAAAATAGAAATTATGGATACCCAATACTACCACAACCCAGACGCTCCTTGGAATCAAATCGAAGTTGAAGCCGAAATTGAAACAGGTTATAAAAACTTAACCGAAGCTTACGAAAGTGATTTCGAACAAGTTTTTAAAGAAAAACAAAGCGAGTGCCTAGATATGGCACAAGAAATTTACTATGTTCTAAAATCACTTGACAGTGGTTTGGTCGGTAAAATGCAAAAATTAATAGATAACTTAAAATAGAGTAATTATGAGCGAAAATCTAAAACTTTGGAATGCAGTTGAAAAAACAAATCCAAAGTACACTAAACAAGCAAATGTTGGAGGCAATAAAATAACCTCTATTGCTCCACAATATCAGATAATGAATGTTACCGAACAATTCGGAAGTTATGGTAAAACTTGGGGGTTTAGAAATATTGAATTGGATTATACGTTAGTAACAGAATTCAATTTGATTGTTTTTAAAGCTACTTTCTTTTATCCAGGTGGAGAGTTTCCAACAATCAATTCAATAAAGATGTTTATGGATAATGCCAAACTTAAAATAGATGATAATTTCGCAAAGAAATTAGAAACTGATACTTTGACAAAGGCAATATCAAAACTTGGCTTTAATGCCGATATTTTTATGGGTAAATTTGACGATGTGAAATATCTTGCCGAAGTCACGAAGGAATTTGCATCTAATGAACCAAAAGAGGTTCCAACAATGAACAACGCTCAACACAAGAAACTAATTGACACTGCAACCGCTGAAAGATTGGAAGAGGTTTTAAATGCAATTGAAGAGGGAAAACTAGATGCAAATCCAGGACAAGTATTGACTTTAGAAGAAAAATTAATTGAATTAAAAACCGTGTAATTATGGGAGCAACAAGAGAAAAAAGAGAAGAAATCCTTTGGGATGAACACCAAGAACAATCTGAAATAATTCCTTTGGAATTTACAGAAGAAATCAAGCCTGAAACATTCGGGATTGAAGTTTCAAAAGCAACCGAAATGGTATCGGGCTTATCGACTACATTAGCCGAAAGAGAAGTTTTGAAAAACGCATACA